GCAGTGTTTATATCATCTATCTTTTTACCTTTAACAATATGTAGTTTATTCTCTGCCATTAAACGAGATTGAAATGTTTTACTGTAATCTATTTTTTCTGCTACATGATATATTCTATGGTTGTCATAATCCTTATGTGGAAATCTAAAACTATTTGAATAATTGTCACCAATAGGTGAGTAAAAAGATTTGCCTTTTTTATACCAATCAGTATGTTTGATACCTAGTTTAAAAGTTGATGATGTTTCTTTTAAAAATTCTTCTTCATTTACACCTGTAAGATTAGGTTCTAAATTAATTAAATCATTAAAACGACCAGTTGTGCTTTCGCCAACACCAATAATAGGTATTTCTTCACTTGCTATTACAGTTATCTTTGTATCGGGGTGTGTTTTGTTTAGGAAATGGTGAGCAGTTGCCCAGCCAGCCGTTCCACCACCGACTATTACAATGTTTTTAATATTCATTAAGCAAAAAATTTAGATGATGTAGCTTTCTTTTTCTTCTTAACCGGTTTCTTTTCTTTCTTTACAGGTTCGTCCATTCTCATATTCTTTTGTAAGTATTCTTTGAATTGATTTTTAAACTCTCTGTCTTCACCTGGTTGTAAAGTTATATCATCATAATTATTATCCATTATTAGTTTTTGTTTTATAGTAACTTGTTTCTTTTCTTTTTGTATTCTTCTCACAAAAGCAAAGTATATTATTTGTGTAAAGTAGGCAAATGGATTCTTTGATTTTGAAGGATTAAAGTTGTCAAGGTATTGTAAACAGTTTTCTATACCATCAGAGATCATATCATCTCTAAATGTATAATTGATAAAATTCGGTCTATATGATAGGTGATTCGCTATTTTTAAGAAACAACTACCAATATAATTGCCAACTGGTGGTTTTTCTTTCTTATCTTTTATTGCTTTGTTAACTGCTTTTCTGTAACCTTTCATGGCCTCCAGAAACTCGGCATTGTTAACGTAGTGTTCACTTTTCTTTTTTGTTTTTGTCATAATTATAATATACTACATCTTGTTTTAAAAGTCAATGTTATCCCTAATTTAAATCAGCATTGACTTTTGATTAAAAATGACTATAATGGAGCGTGTAGCGAGGTAAGTGGAGGATACTCCAGGTTAATGGACTGTTCCTGGCCCACTATTACCCTCATCAAAGTCATCATTAAATTCATCAAATATCTCATTGATCTTGGCATTCTCTTGTTTAGAGAACATTGTTTTTCTATAGTTATTTTCTTTTTTAGGGGCTTCTAGCTTCTGATAATCATTACTCATATGTTCAAATGATTTTATCATCTCGGAAGAGGCGTTAGTTATAGTTAATATCTTTTTTATTGGGATAGTTATAATCTCATCATTCGTATAAGCCGCCCACTTAATTAAGGCCACATAATCTTTGAACCCTTGTGGTGTTAATTGAGGTACATATTTAATTAATAAAGGTTTAACTAATCTAATTAAACCAGTTTTTTCTTCTAGTTGTTCCTTTGGAAAAGAACAGACAATATCATCGCCGTTGTCTAATTTTATAACTTTTACTTTTTGCATTACTTTAACTCCACATTATGGATTTCGTATTCAAAATCTTCCTCATTGTAAATATTTATCCGTTCTCTAAAATGAGCCAGAGTATAATTCTCTTTTTCATTGTAACTTAAATCATCAGCAATATCATATAAAGTTGCCGTTGACTTATCATCTTTTAATCTCAAACCTCTACCTATTGATTGTAGATTTCTTATCCTAGACTTACTAGGACTAGCAAAAATAATATTATGAAGATTACGAATATTAATACCCGTACTGAAAGTTCCGAAACTGGCGACAATAATTGCATTGTCTGATTTTTCGGTAATCGCTCTAACTTGTTCTCGTTCATCTGTTTCTACCCCTCCGTGGATATAAAATATTTTTCTATTCTCACCTTTTTCATCTATTAGTTCTTTTAATACTTCACCATGTTTCTCTACATATTGAAATAATAATAGTGTATTACCAGATAAAGATAGTGCCAAGTTTCGTATATACTTGTTTCTTTTTTCATTTGATACCAAGTAATCCATTTCTTCCTGATATGTCTTATCTTTTAACATATGACAGGCCTCTTTATCATGTTTTAAGACTAGACAGAATATTTTTAAATCAGCCAATTTACCACTTTCTTGTAGTTCACTTGTAGATACAACCTTGTTGACTGTACCAAACAGTCCTTCTAATACTAGTTTATGTGTTTTAGTGCCATCTAAAGTACCAGTAAGACCTACTCTATACTTACACTTTAATAGTTTAGTCATAATTTTTGTGAGTGAAACTGCCTTAAATAGGTGAGCCTCGTCACCTATGACCATCCCAAAGTCTTTAAACCATGTTTTTGGCAAGTTATATATTGACTGCCAAGTAGTAATTATTATTCTTTTATTTGTTTCCTTTTCATGTCCTTGATAAATTTTGTGTACATTTCTTTCACTATTATAACCATAATCTTTAAAGTCTTTAAATAGTTGTTCTACCAGTGATGTTGTTGGTACTATAATAAGTATCTTGTTTTGTTTAGATTCTTTAAGTCTTAATAGATTAAATATTAACATTAGATAGATAATTAAAGACTTACCAGAGGCAGTTGGCGACAATAGTAAACATCTATTTTTTGTAATAGAGTGTACAAAAGCCTCTCTTTGATAATCTCTTACTTCTATATTAGGTATTTTTAATGCTTTTATAAACTGATCTATATGTTTTTCATCAACCTTGACATCTTTGATTTTACTACCATCAACAATTTGTACATTATTATCTTCACACCACTTGACTATGTAAGGATATAAACCGGCATAGATTTTACCATTAGCATAACTAAACAATCTAATCTTTCCGTCCCATACTCTATTTCTGTATTGAGGCATAAACTTAAAACCAGGCACTTCAAATGTAAAGTATTCGCCAAGTTCTCGTCTAATATCAGCGTCAGCCTCTATTTTTAGATATACTTCGTCTGGTTTGTCAATGATTAAATATCGGGTGGTAGTCACAAGATTTACTTATTTTTTTGTTTATGTAACTCGGCGTCTGCTTTTCTCATAGCCTGTACTTTTTTAGGGTCTTTAAAATCGGCAGGTAAACCTAAATGATGTCTGCCATCATATACACAATTTGTTCCATAAGGACCATCTACATTGTTATAATGTAAAAATACTTGAGCATGATTTTGTCCTATAAAAGGTTCTCGCCAATGTTCTATTTCACAACCTCTATAAACAATCATATCACCAGGTTCCATATGAATAGGTACACCTTTGTTACCAAAACCACCTGTTTTATCTACCCACATTGGCCAGTTATATAATTGCCAATGTTTCTTTTTATCTTTTAAGTTTTCATTATTGTAACCTAAACAAAGTGTTGTAGATACTTCACAACTTGGTCTATCTTTATGTCTTTTTAAAACATCACCATTTTTATATAATCTCCAATAAGAATAAGTTGGCGCCAAATTAAGACCTGTAATTTTTCTCATACCCTCTAAACCTTGTAGTAATAAAGCTTCCATGGCTGTGTCAGCATAACATGAATATGTACCAGGCACTTGTTGATCTGTAAATGTACCATCAAGTTCTTCTCTATAATTTGGCCATTTAGACCTTGCCATAGTAGCAGCTCTATTTGCTCTCATAATTCCGTATGTGTACAAATAATTGGCTTGTTCTTTTGATATAAATTTTTTAATTAAAACGTATTTATTTTTAGCGTAAAATTTTGCTGTGTTTTTTATTTCCATGGCTTTCCTAAACTCCATAATACTAGTGAATATCTTGTGCCTCTTGTAACTGGTGTTACACAATGATGTGTGTATGAAGGAAATATAATAATAGACCCTCTTGGTCTTATTTCCTGACATACATGAAATCTTTTATGATGATGATGTCCAAAATCAAACTTTAAATTACCACCAGCATAATTTTTAGGATCAGTTAGATTTACTGTCATACTTAACTTTCTAACTTTGTCCCACATGTTTTCATTTTCTGAATATCCTGGTGCTAATAATTTTGTTTTAGGTCTCATAGGTACCTTATCTTTCATAGGTATAGGTTTGCCTTTACCATCTCTTTTTATCTCGCCTTTATCATCTCTTTCAACTTTTCGATAATCTGGCTTTTCTCTTGTGCCCATATTTAAGGCAGGTTTATATGCTCCTAACCAATCTGATTGACCATCAGCATGCCAACCATAAAATTGACCTTGTTTTGGATGTCCGTGATAAACTGTAAATTGAAAATTCTCTGAAAAGTCCCACTGCCATTTCCAACCTGCGTGTTGATTAGCATGATTTACATAAGGATGAAATAGATCATATATCCATTTGTCACTTAACCAAGAGATGTGACTATCTCTAACATAAGCTTTACTTACGTCAATACCTTTT